TTTCCGCTTCCATACCATGACCGGCTTGAAGGTTGAAGACGTGACCGGGATCCAGTTTATCCCCGCCGCCCGCGCTGACTGAATGAAGACAAGCCCCGCCCGCCGGGCCGATAATAAGCGGGCAGAAAGGATCGAATCATGAAACGTTCGGAAATCATTTCCGCCCATCGTGAAGTAATCGCTGCCTATATGGTTGAGCATTACAGAATCGTTCTGGAATGTGGCGGAAAGGTGCAGTACAAGCTGTATATCTGGGAGGACGGCGAGCTTGAAGGGCTGGAAGGCCCGCAGGGCGATAATTCCTGGCTCAAGGCCCGCGATATGGAACCGCGCGAATTGTTCTATGTATGCACGATTGGCAGCCCATACTTTGATCCGTGGGATTGTACAGACCACGCCGCGCCCGACGATGAAGAGGAGCGCGAACGCGAAGAGCGGGAAATCATTGACTGGTGTGTCGATGAGTATAAAGCGGCCATTGATGAAAAGCTGGATGCGGTCATTGAGGACGCGGAACGCGAAGAAGAATACGATTACTGATAACGACCGGCCCGCCCGTGGGCCTTGTACGCGGGCAGAAAGGACGGTAAACCATGAATAAGATAACATTCAAAGTCAACAACGGGGATATTCTGACCTTTGCCCAGGAGCAGCGCGACGGCCCTGTATCGCTGTATTATTTCAATCCCGCCAAGGCGTTAATCGTTCCCGCCGGGGATATGGTGATGCTGGCTAATCTTTACCGCTATGTCAAGCACTATGATATCGCCGACAGTTTTATCAATCCCGCCGGGAAGAATGTCGAAAAAGGCGGAGCCATCCAGCCCGCCCCGCTGCCCGTCAAGGATCCGGAAGCGGAGCCGGAAGCCCCGGAAGCGGAGCCGCTGCCGATCTGGTTTTTTCTCTATCAGGACGGGGATGCCGGATATCATATTTTCCGGCGGCCCGTCGATGAATTCAACCCAGATCCGGAAAAGCGGGAAGAAATAAACGCCGTGACCGCCGCCCTGGGCCGGGAGCTTGTCGCCGCCCACGGCGGAAGCCTTATAGCCGCCTGGCCTGCCGGGCAAGTGGTGGAAGTCGCCGACATTGCGGATTTTCCTCTTGATTGTCACGATTGACGCGGGCCGAAATTTTCTGTTATACTTTGCCCGGGGCAAACCCCGATAGCAGGAGCGTCCCGGGCAAATCCCACTTTTATATAATATATATTATATAATATATAAAAAGGAGTTTTATAAAATGGCCCTTAAAGAAACCATTAGAAAAGCCCAGAAGGAAAAAGCATACATTCGCCGGTATGGACTCAAGCTGAACATTCACACTGACGCGGATATAATCTCCCAACTGGAAGAAGTTCCCTCTATGCAAGGATATATTAAAGAGCTTATCCGCGCCGATATAGCCGCCCGGAAGGAGGAAAAAGAATCATGATGATTTTCGTTGTTCCAATCATTGCCGGTATTGCCCTGGTGATATTCTTCTGCCTTGAGCAGCACGCAAACAATAAACGCATTGAACGCGGGGAAACGCCCGTCAAGCACCACGATTTAACAGACAATCCCGCCCCCGTGGACGTGATAGACTGGACGCGCGGTCACTGATCGCCGCCCGCTTGCCGGGCCGCCGCGCCGCGCAACGCGCGAAAACCATTTTGCCCCGGCGCAACGCGCGAAAATCATTTTGAAATGAGGTTGTAAAACTGCAATGATGAACAGTTTTCTTATCATCCAGCGCTTTGACGGCAAAAAGTGGATAAACTATTCATGCCATTACTATTTTACGTCATTCGATAAGGTGTTGAAGCAATACGCATATTACCGGGAGAAATTCCCCAAAGAGCATTTCAGGATTGCGAAAGGCAAAAAGGATATATCAGACTTCTTTGTTTATTAAATGTAACGCGCATAAATCATTTCACTTCACAACTGTTAGCACTGGCCGCCGCTCGCTGGCGGCTTTTTCAATTTCACTTTTATATAGTTCCCAGTTCTGGACGCATATCTCCATGCACGTCTTCAAATGGTTCCATGTATCCGCGTCCTCCACGTCCACCTGTTCGCACCATTGATCGACAAGCCGGTTATATGCCTCCCGTTCGCTCTTCATAACCTTGTCATGGTTTTCTATGACGCCCTGCCAGTCTTCGCCCGTCCTGGCGTATTTCAGCGCAATCTCGCGCATGGCTTCCACGTCTTGCGCCGTGTGCTGACTCATGGCCCGCAGTACAAGATAAAGATCGTCCTCGTCTATCCTGATTGTGAGTGCCTTCTTCTCCATTTTGGCCTCCTTGTCCTGTTCCGTTAGTTTGACGTTTGGATAGATTGTTAAACTAATCTTTTCGGGGTTCCTTCCTATTATATGTCCCTTGAAAATTATACCATAAAACCCATTAGCGGACAATTTCTCAAAACGTCAAACTAACAGGCCCGCAACGCGCAAAAATCATTTCATTTCCCTTCCCGGCAACGCCACAGAATCATTTTTATTCCCTCTCCGGGGAACAATCTGTCCACATCACCCGTCATATAAAACTCGGCATATTCTTAATCGCGTTATCCAGCGCCTTCTGATCCAGCCCTAAATAATGGATTGTAGCCTCCTGACTGGAATGGTTCAACTGCTTCTGCAACAAGGCCAGATTTCCACCCGTGCTCTTATACAGATTCCACGCGAACGTTTTCCGCATCGTATGGCATCCAACGTGTTCCGTGAATCCGGCCTTCTTCGCAATCTCTTTGATGATTCCATAGCACCTTTGACGGCTAATCGGTTTGTTTTTCCCGTCGCTCCTGTTCTTCTGCCGACTGTTCAGCGCGTAATCATTCCCATCCGGCTGCCGCCCGTGCTCGTCGGCCAGGGCCGCCCGGATAGCCTCCCGCGTATCCTCCCGCAGATAGATATCCGTCATTTTCCCGGTTTTCTCCGCAATGATGCAGACCCTTTCCCGGTCTCGAATATCCTTGACGCGCAGCGTACACAAGTCCCCGATTCTTAGCCCCGTCGAAAACCCGAGCAGCAACAGCAGATACCAACTGACGCCGCCCCGGTTCCGTTTCTTGTCGTGTTCCTTGGCAATCGCGAGCCACTTGTTGACCATTCCCCGGTCTTCAATCGGCATGGTGGTATGCACTCCCGTAAGCTTCGCCGCGTGCGCCCGCCTCCGTTCTTCCTTCTCCCGCTCCATATCCTCCGCCACAACCTGGGCCGCGAATCCGCCGTCATTCCCCTGATATTTCCGCATTACCTGTCAAACCTCCTTAAAACGTCCATCTAATTTTCCGTCAAAAAAATAAAAGGGCCGCAGCCCCTTTATTTCTCTCTCCATTGCCGTTGTCTCGCGGCTTTCTTGACCAGACTTTTCCTCATGCCTTCCCGCATCATCTTGTTTTCTGATTCTTTCGCCCGCGCTTCGCGTCTCCGGATAACCTCCGCCGCCCATGCCCCATAATCCGGGCAATTCTCATGGCATCCAATCCTCCGCTTTTCGCATCCTTTGCACGGGCTGACAATCATTTTCTTTTCCTCCGCCTCATGATTTACAGCAATTCAAACATGGTGATTTGGTTCTTTTCCTTCTCTAATCGGTCATTGGCCTTCGCCCAATATTCAGGATCCACCTCAAACCCCGTGTATTCCAGCCCCGCCCTGTGGCAGGCAATCAGACTGCTCGCGCTGCCGACGTGGGTATCAAGTATCCGGTCTCCCTTCTTCGCGTAGCGCGAAAGAATCCAGCTATACAGCTTGACCGGCTTTTGCGTCGGGTGAAACCGTTCCTCTGCCGCCGTGCCCTGGGGCGTAAACCGGCATATCTTCGCGTTATCATTGAAGCTCGTCCAGGCGTATTCGCACATCGCCATGCTGAAGTTTTCGCTCACGTTCATCTTGTCCCAAATCAGGAAGCATCTTGTCGGCGGCAAAGAGAAATAGTTCCCGCCCCAGATAATCTGATTCTGGCTCACCCGGAAAAGCTCCTGGAAGTATTCTTCTCCCGGCGCTTCGTCCCATCCGACGATCTTCCTGCCGTATTTTGCGGCCCATTTTCCGCCCCGTCGGTCAATCCATTCCCGCCCGTCGGGGCCGTTCTCCGTCGTCTCTTGGTTCTCTTCTCCGGCTTCGCTTATGTCCTGCCTGCTCTGCTTGTATCGGCTGAACCATCCTCCCGGAGTGAATCGGCAATACCCCCCCGGCGTTTCCGTGGCCGTAGGGAGGATCCACGATCGCGAGCTGAAAGTATCCGTCCGGGTAGTCCTTCAAAGCCTCCATGCAGTCCATGTTGTAAAATCCAGCCCCTAGCAAAACAAATGCCCTCCATCCAAAAAAGTTCCCCGTGATAGCGGCAACTATCACGGGGCGCAGAAGTATGAAATAGCCCGCCTTGAACGTCCTCCGGGTGAAAATTCCCCGGCTCCCTGGTCAAAAAGCCGGTTACAAAGCCCGGTCTCCGCAGGCGGGCGGGCCGCCGGGGTGATGAGGCGCAGCCCTTGGCTTATAGCCGTCGGTGGTCAGTTAAAAATCTTCGTCCCCGTCCGCGTCAGGCGGTTTCTTTTCGCCCTGGTTCCGGGGCAGGCGGTTCACTTCCGCCTCGATGCAAGCGCTGGCAATCTCCTGTTCCGCCGCGCCGAATCCGACTTCATCCACCCGGGCCGCCGCTTCCACAATGTTCATGGCCGTGTTTTTCCGCGTCTCGTCGTCCCGGTTAATCTTTCCAGTCTTGACCATTTGTTCCACGGTGTGCACGGCCACAGCAGCGTATTTGACGATTAAATCAAATACCCCGTTTCCCTCGGTCACGGGAAGCCCTTCCAGAATCTGCCCCGCCCCGTGGATGGCGTCCGCATCAATCCACTTTTTCTTGTACAGAAGGATAATTCCAGCCGCCAGAATCGCCGCGCACAGCACCGCTAAGATCATCATTACGCTCTGATTCATTTCCTTTTCCTCCTTGTCTTTCGGTTGCTTGCTCTTTCTTCCTCCGCCTTATCCGATAACCTTTTTCATTTTCTATGCCCTCCTTATCCGAATGTCAGGAATTTACTCATCATCCACCAGCCCTTTCGGTTCCGGTAGGTGATTTGGCTCCATTGGCTCCCGTAGCGCGTCACTTTCACTTCGGTTCCGACGGGCAGCTCATCGTATAGCCTGCAGCTTGTGCTCTTCTTGGCCCGCAGTTTCACCGGCTTTCCGTTCTCCGCCCAGACCGTCGCCGTCATGGTCAATGGCTGTTCCTCCGCTGGGGCCTCCGCCCCGTCCGTGGTCTCCGCAGGCGTCTCCGGGGCCGTCTCGGCCGGTTCCTCCGCCGGGGCTGCCTTCCCGTAGTCCACGCCTTTCAAGCGCCCCCAGAAGCGCCATTTACCAATCTTGCTGTTGGTAATGACCTTCTTGGAAACGCTTGAAGCTTCCACGATTTCCAGCGGGTTCACTTGCGTTACAAGGCCGACGTGCTGAAAGTCTCCCTGCCCGTCGTTGAATTTCGCCGGGGTGTTCGGGTTCCATTTGAAAACGGCCATCCCGACTTCCAGTTGACTTTCTTTCTTGAGTTCGCCTTTCTCCGTGCAGTATTTCCGCCAGATGGTATTGCTCCCGTGGTAGATGCTCGCGCCCTGATCCCGGAAGACCTTCACCAGCAGCCCGGAGCAGTCAATCCCCCGACTGTCATTCGTCCCAGGGGAAACATACGGCCAACCCAGGCAGGCCCGGGCCGACTTGACCATTTTTGCAACGTTCAGCATGTTTACCCGTTCCCTCCTTCTTCTTCCGCTTCCTTGTCCTCCGCCGGGTCGTCCTCCGCCGACTCCGGCGCTTTTCCGAGCTTTAGCTTTTCTATGACGCGCAGATTGTACAGCCCCTTCTCATAGATGCTGTTCCGGGTGTAGGCCATCACGCTGACCACCATCACGATGGTTGCCAGCACAGCCAGGTATACGGCTCCATTCACCGCCGCCGGGGTGAAGGCCATCACGCCCGCCAGCACGATCATGTATCCAAACCAAAACCATTCAGCCCTCCCGGCCAGCTTCTTCGAGAATTGTTCCCGGGGGTCAACCTTCCGCCCGTTCATTCTTCCACCGCCCGTTTTTGTAGTGGTCAAGGTTGGTCTTCACTTCTTTCAGCTTTTCCTTGTCGTTGCCGGATATGAAGTGCATCAGCATCCCGTCCAGCACGTCCATAATTTGCTCTGTGTCTTTAGCGACTCTCTGATACGTTCGCTCCTGCTCGTTCAGCCGCAGTTCGTGACTGTCCAATCTCTCCTTGTCCGCGTTCAGCTTCCCCTCGATCTTTTCCAGCTTCGGGGTCAGCTTTTCCATGACTTTCTCCGCGATCACGTCGGTCAGGTCATTTCCCTGCAGGTCGTTTTGCCGTTTCTTCCGTTCCTGCTCCTTGCGGAAAATCTCCACAACTTTGTACACCAGCACAATTACTGCGCAAAGTGCCAGCGCCACAAGGACGAAGTTCCATAGTGCTTCCGGGGTGATTCCTTCTATGGGTTGTACACTCTGGTTCATGGGTCACACTTCCTTTCTCTTGACTCTGATTGTCTTGCTTTGCCTTGGTTTGCCATCGCATATCCGCGCCCCTTATCAGGAGCCACAGGAAGGCCGCCCAGATTCCCATGAGGGCGATAATTACCGTCCAAACCCACCAAATCATATTTCTCTTTCCTCCGCGCTTGCCATCCAGTCTCCGTAGTGCGTCCGGATATGCTCCGCCAGGTCTCCGCCCCATTGCGGATCCCTGGGGTCAATCCCCCGCACCATGAAAACCTTGACGCCGTAGTCAAATCGTCCTGTTGTGTCGCAAAATTTCGGGATAGCCTCTCCCGGCGTCAGCCAGATATCAACCGTCCCGTCCGGGTTGTCCCATATTCTAAAAAACGTCCTCCCATTCTTCCGGGAAGATCGTGTCTCTTTCGTCGTCATAGATACTTACCCACAGGCCGTTGTCGCCCTTGTCGTATTGCCCTTTGCTGTCGCGTATCAATACCCAGTCTTTGAGAATCTTGTCCCTCAGTGCGTCGCTGTCCGTGTGTTTCATCAGCCCCAGATAGCTTTGAATCACTCTTTCCGCGTAATCAAGCGGGATATCTCCCTCCCGGTAATGCTCTCTTACGAATTTAAGATGCCGTTTCATTTGCAGGCTTGTGCTTTTCCGCAGCGTTACCCGGTCTGCCGTAATCTTCCGCCCGACAAATTCCACGCCCTTCTTCGCGGGCATGACGGCGGTTTTCTGGTTCAGTTGCAGCCCGAAGTCCGTCTTGAGCTTTTCGTCCAGCATCCCCAGCGCGTCCCATATTTGCCCTTTGCTTTCGCCTTGCAGATACATATCGTCCATGTATCTGACATAGACAGGCGTTTGAACCACCCGCTTCATGTAGTGGTCAATCGGATTCAATACGACGTTCGCCGTCATTTGGCTAATCAGGCTCCCAACCGGCATCCCGATGCCGAAAATTCTTTCCGCTTCGCTAACGTCGCTGAATTCCAGCGGCAGGCCCGTTGGTCGTCCGTCCCCGTGGATACAGGTTTCAAGGAACCACATCATATCTGGGTCGTCGAGTGGCTTTCCAAGCTCCCGGATTTGTACCTCATGCGGGATCCGGAAGAAAAATTTCGCCACGTCCGCTTTGCCAATCCATGGATATTGCCCGGTTGCTTGCGTCTTTCGCAGTTGATATTGAATGTAATTGACCGCTTTCAGCGTTCCTTTTCCTGGTATACTGCCGTAGCTGTGTTCATAAAATCCCTTGCTGTAGATCGGCCATAACGCGAGATAGGCCGCACAGTTGACGACGCGGTTATAAAACGGCCAGGCGGTAATGATTCGCTTCTTCGGGAAGTATTCGTAGAATTCGTGTGCCCCTTCGATTTGGTAGCTTCGACCCTTGAGCGAGTCGATGCTGTCAAAAAGGTTGTCTTCCAGGTGGGCTGTATAACTCAGCACTTCGGGCCGGAAGCGTTTGTTTCGTCTTGCCAGCTTATAGCCGTTGACCATGTTCTCAAAGTCAATGAACCGCTCAAAAACGTGGTTGTGCTTGAGCATTTTTACACAGCCTCCCCGGAAGCGTTGCGTTTATCAGCTTGCGCGGATTCCGCAACAAGACCTTTTCTGCCCGGTGTGCACCCCGGACAAGGCGAGCGAATCCCTTTATGTTACCCGTGCACTGACCGCAGACCCGTAGCCCTGCGGCATCTGGCGTTGGGGTAAAGCGGAGCGGAAGCCGATGTTGCCGTTGGCGTTGGAGCGAGGGTTGTTGCCGTTGACGTTGAAAACACCGGCGTTCGCCCCATTGTTCCAGTTGCCACCGCAGTTGAAGGCCCGCAAATGATTCACTCCCTGTGATTTGCGTTCTGCTGTTCGGCTTTCAGCAGCCCGCCAACCATCTTCCCGATTTCAACCGTCCGCCTCTCCCATTCTTCGTATTTCTTCGGCGGGAGAAATTTCAAGTCGTGGGCGATCCGGATAAACGCCTTAAGCTTTGCCGTCTCAATGTCCAGCTTGTCCAGCGTGGTTTTCCTGCTCTTCTTCATTTCGTATTCGACGCAGTATCCAAGCATGGCGTACATGGTTTCTTTGAGCACCTGGCCCAGGGCGAATTTCTCACTTTTGGGAAATTGCGTAATGGCCGGATGTGCGTATAGAATCATGTCTTCGACCTTTTGCCGGGTCTTAAACCCTTCCGTCTGTTCGGCCATTTCGTTTTCCTCCGGAAAGAAGCCGCCTCCCGCGTGCCGCGCATCGCGCGTCACGCGGGGAAGGCCCTTCTTGCGTGTTTCTTGTTTGTCTAAGCGGCTCGTGGCACCGCGTTCGCGGTGCCATCAGTGCCCCAGTTAGGCAGTCGGCAGTTCCACATAAGCGGAGCGGAAGCCGATGCCGCCGTAGGCGCTGGAGCGAGGGCTGGAGCCGTCGACGTAGAAAACACCGGCGTTCGCCCCATTGAAACAGTAGCCACCGCAGTGGAAGGCCCGCTCGGCTTCGCCGTTGTTGAAGTAGAAATAGTCGCCATTGTACGCGCCGCTGGTGTCGTCGGCTTTCAGCATCCCGATAGCCTGCAGAAGCGCTTTCGCGTTGTCGCCAATGGTGCTGTCGCAGTCCACGCTTTCAAAGGCGCAGCTGCGCCCGGTCGCTTCCTGGACGGTGATTGTCGTGGAGAACCGGCAATGGCTGGAAATCCAGTCCATCTTGACGCTTCCGGAAGTCGTTCCGCTTCCGTCCGGGGTAATCAGGCTGCCGTCGCTGGCGTTGATAGCCATCCACTGGGCGCTCGTTGCCGTCTGGGCGTTGCTGCTGTCGGCCGCGTTGTTGTTGGCAAGGATTTGAAGCTCGCCGTATACAGTCCGCATACCGCCAACCCATTCCCAAACATTGCCGTTCAGATCCCAGATGCCTTCCACGGTGCCGTCATGGCTCCATGCCACAGGGCCGGTTCCGGTTGCGACTCTTCCGGTTTTCCCACTATCGTAGCTCATGGGGATGGCTTTATAGACGCTCTCACTGGTGTCCTTGCCGTAGTTGTTATTGCCCTTCGGCTGTGTGCCGTTCATCTTGCACCACAGGGCAAGCATGGCCCATTCGGCCCGGGTCATAAGGTGCCAACCGGCTCCCTTCGCTTCGCAGGCGGCTCTCGCCCCGTCGAAGCTAATGGAAGTCTTCGGATCCTCGCCCGGCAGGCTGTAGGCCCTTCCGTCCACCACGATGTTCTGATATTTGGAAATCCAGATGGCGTCCACTTCCTGGCCGTTGACGATGAAGGCCGGGTGAATCGCCTGGCTGCTGCCAAGGCCAAGCTGCGCATAGGTCATTTTCGGAATCTTGACCATCACACTCGGCAATCCCTTTTCGTCGTAAAGGAATTCATTGTTCGGGCAAGTGGCTTTCAGAGCCAGATTCGCCAGATCAAAATTAGGCATGAATTGTACCTCTCTTTCTTACTGTCCTATTCACGCGCGCATGTGACGCGCATATATTTCGCATAGCGCGGGCCGATTATTCCACGGCCCAAAGAGTCAGCGTCACGGTCTCCATGTCCAGCGGCAGGGGAACAAGCTTCGTGTGTACGGTGCCTTCCGCCTCGCCCTCCTGGGGCACATAGTCCGGATCCTCGACTTCTTCATACCGCCGCGCCGGGATATCAATCTCCGCCACATAGGCCCATCCGGCCGCCGCGCCGACGGAAAGCTCTCCGTCCTCGTCGTAGCAGATGTCGATATGCACCGGGTCGTCCTTCTCCCGCTTTGCCAGCTTGATGGTCAGGTCGTCGTCAAAGCAGATGGTGGTCTTATTCTCGTTGACCTCGAAGGGGATTTTCTCCCCCGTGTTCTTTTCGATGATGATCATGGTTAATTAAATCCTCCAATCACAGCGTATTTGACCGTCACGCTCTTTGCGCTGCCCGTGAAGGCCAGTTTGAAGCCGTTCACAAGCCGGTCAGTCACTTCGATTTCGCCGATGTTCCCCGCGCCCTCCGCGCTGATAATGACAACAACATAATTCAGATTGTCCCGCCTATTGGTCAGGTTAACCGTCTGTACGCTGTTGTTGAAGGGGAATTTCCGGCTGTTGGTCAGGGTCACTTGGCCGACTTCCTGGGCCGTCGCCGTTTCCAGTGCGTCCGTCCGCCATTCGTTCTGCTGCTGCCGGATAAGCATCATGGCCGCCGCAATGTGCGCGTCCAAAATGCCGTAGTCCATCTGGTTAAAGTTGGTCGCGCTCATTTGGGTTCCGGCTTCCTGGATTTCGCCCGGCGCGGGGGTGTCCGTCCGGCTCCCGTCGCTGTTCATGACCTCGGTGTACGTCCTCGGCCGCTCAACTCTGCGGTCTTTCCAGTTTACAAGCTTGTGCATCTTGCCTTTCTTCCTCCTTTCCCCGCGTTACAGGGCGTCATATTGCCCCGTCCCGCTGCTGTTCTCAATCACTTGGAAAACCCCGAAGCGAACCGTGTAGCTGATGCCCTCCGTGGCGTCTTCCCGGGTGATACTGGTGGTCTTGCTGCCGATCAGGTCGCCGTTCTTGTCGTATAGCCGTGCTCCCGTCACAGTGATGTTGCCTGTCGCTGTGTTGTCGATCACGAATACAACCTCAATGCGCCCGTCGGCCAAAATCTGCTTCGTCTGAATATCCGTCCGATACCAGGTGTTGCCTACCTTGTATTCCGCGTAGCGGATTTCATTCATGATTTGCGTTTTCTTTCGGAGAAGATAAGCGCTGTCCAGGGTAAAAACATTGCTTTCCGCCATTGGCTGTCCTTCCTCCTTTCCCGCTTTCTGCGCCCCGGCCGCCGTTGCCATTGCGCCCGGTCTCGCGGTCTTGCTCTATTCCCCGCAGGGGCCTTCCCCGCACATGGGGTAATAGATGCTTTGTATGATTTCCTCGGCCTCCCGGCCCTCGTTCGGTGTGCCGTCCACTTCGATCATGTGGGCGATATCCGGATAGGTGCCCGCAATCTGGAAGGCAATCTTCCGGGCGATTTCCTCCGCTGCCAGAGCAGTCCCCGGCGCGTTGTCAATCTCGACTTTAATGTTTTCCGTCGGATATTCACCCGCCGTAAGCTCGCCCGCGCTTGGGAATCGGAATCGGTCTTTGATTTCTCCCGTCGCAGTAATGGCAAGAAGAGCTTTCCCGCCAATCCGCAGATCGTCCAGTATGCTCCGGACATTCTTTGCCCGCTCCACGGCCCGGCGCGTCCAGGCTTCGTTCTCCGGCGTCCATTCGCCGCCCACCGTCACGCGGAAGTGGAAAGGCTCTCCGCCGTACTGCCAGTTTTCTTCTACCTCGATTTCGCCGAAGTAGCCCTTGAGATATTCCGCCACGCTCTTTTTTGTTCCCCAGATGGCATACAGGGGCGTAGCGTTCCGGATCCATTCCCGCTTTTGCTCAATCCCGGCGTTTTCGTCGTACAGACATCCGCACTCCCAGGCCATTTCGTCCAGCCGCCATTCGGGCATTTTGTCCACGTCCTGCAGGCAGTCCAGCCCTTCCTGGCATTTCGCAAGGAAGAAGTTCAGTGCCGCCTCCATGGCCTTCGCGATAGCGTATCCGTTCTTGTCGTTGAGAATGAATCTCGGTACAATCCTCGTCAGGTCGAATTTCGAGATCATGCGCTCACCGCCTCGGTCAGGATCGTTCCCTTGCAGTATTCGTTGTTGCCAATCTCGGTGTATTCCACGCTTCCCCCGTCAAAGTGGCTTCCGCTCTTGAAGATCACCCGCACGCAACCGGCCTGGTATAGATAGCTCATCAGCATATCCGGGTTGAAGGCTCGCCCGATTTCGGTGTCCTGCCACGCCTGATAGGTTTTGACGGCCTCCGCTACGGCTGCCGTCACGTTGCTTCCCCGGCTCGCCGTATATTGCACGGTCAGCTCATAGGGCCGCTTCGTCGCCAGTTGTACGCTTACGCTGTCCGTCAGCGGCCGCACGTCCTCCGGCGTCAGCTTTTCCCGCACACTCTGCAATATGGCCGTGCTTCCCGTGTCGCTGGCAAGCAGCAGATAGACTCCCACTTGTCCTGCGCCCTCGTTCAGCGCCTTGGCGTCGATGATTTCACTGGTCACACTCTCCGCCGCGCTTTCGTATTGGCTGGCCGGGCCGGTGGTTACGGTCGCAAGGCCATATAGCCGTATGCGCTCCCGGTAGGTTTCGTCGTCCTCCGCGTCCTGTCCGCCGCTGGCGTCCTCAATCACGGTCACGTTGCTCACCCCGTCCATAGGGATGAGGAATTGCATTTCAACCCCCGTGTAAAGCCCGTTCCCGACGGCTCCGCTCTGGCTGCATGTCACGGTGGTTTCCATGGTGCCTGCAAGCCCGCTCTGGGTGATATCCTCGTCCAGCAGGTAAAGCACCGCCCCGTCCGCCGTCAGCGCGGTTCCGGCTTCGATTACCTTGCTTTCCCCGCTCGCCAGGAAGGTCAGCCGCACTTTCGCCGTCGCCGGGGCCGCCTGGATGCGGTAGCAGTTCCGCTTCTCGCCGTAAATGTCCAGATAGTCCCGCACCGCGTAGCGCAGCGTATCCATGCGCAGCGCGTTGTCAATCCCGGCAAACGCCTGCATGACGATGCTCTGCATCCCCCGCATCAGCATTTCCTTTTCGTCCCCGGGATACAGCACGTCGCCGCCCGCGTCGATGTAGGCGCTTACCATGTCGTCCCAGATCGCGTCCGCGTCATACGTCAGATAATGGATTTCATTATCGTCCATGCGTCCCGCCTCCTTCTTATGTTTCTTCGTCTTCCGCCTTGATGTTAATCAGGCAATGGACAACGGTCTCCCCGTTGTCGTCAATGTCCAGCCATCCGTCCTCCACGTCCGCATCCGGTTCCCATAGCATCGCCCGTTCCAGTTCCGGTATCAGGGCTTCCTCTGCTTCCATGTAGGGCAGATCGAATATGGCCGGGTCGAGTCCCCTCTGGCGGTCGTAGGGGACTTCGCCCTTCCGGCACATAATCAGGTTCTTGGCGTTCCGCAGCGTCCGCTCCACCATGTCGCTTGCCATGGTGCAGTCAAAGTCAAGTTCCGCGTCTTCCGTGGTGATTTCATATAGCGCCACGCGGGAACACCTCCTTTATTTTTTCTTGAACAGGCTGCCAATCTTGCTGGCTACGCTCTTCACCGTGCTTACAATCTTGCTCACCACCGGTACGGCCTTGGTTACGGTCGATACAACGGCCTTCACCGTGCTCGATACCTTCTGGGCCGCCTTCTGCACCGTCGCCGCCACGTTCTTTGCCTGGGTGGCTGCCGGGGTGCTGCTGGGCTTGGGTGTCTGGTTCGTCGCGCCGCTCTTGTTGGTGCTGGCCCATTGCGCGTTTTTCGGCACGGCCGCGTAGGCTTTTTTCAGCGCGTCGTCATAGCTGACCGTACTTGTCCGCGTCACGCTCTGCACGGCTCCGCTGCTGGCGCTGTAGTAGACGGTCGCGGTATAGGTTTTTCCTCCTCCGCCGCCTCCGCCGGAGCTTCCGCCCCCGCCACCGCCTCCGCCTCCGCCGCCGCTGGCCGCCGGGGCGCTGGTGGTGGTGCCGTCCAGCTTGCTTCGGTTCACGAAATTCATCACCACTTCACAGCTGATCCATCGTCCGTCTGGGGCAAACACCACGTTTTGCACCTTCGCGTCCTTCATCATCTGGATGGTGGGAATGAGCTTCGCCCCGCAGCACGACAAGTACCCGGTCTGTCCTCCCGTCCCGTAGGCCAGGAGCTTCATAGCCTCTGACTTTACGTTGCTGATCCCCAGCCGAATATCAAAATAGGCGGTGATGCTGCTGGTGTAGCCCTTTTTCTTCTTGAGTTTGGTGATTTTCTCGTTGCCGATTTCCTCATCCTCAGTCTCAATGCTGCTGCTGACGGTGAAGCTTTTCAGCCCCCGTATCTGGTTGCTCTTTGCGTAGAATTGCACGTCGTGCCATTGCAGAAGCACGACGCCTGTCTTCGCCGCGCTGGTGGTGGTTTGGGCCGTTTTCTTGGTGCTTTTGCTGCTGGTCGCCGTCTTGGCCTTGGCCGCTGCCTGGGCTTTGGCTCTGGCCGCCGCTTCCGCCGCTTTCTGCCTGCTTTGCGCAAGCATCCGGGCTTCCGCCTCCGCCTTCTTCCGGGCCACTTCCGCCGCCGTTGTCTTCTTGGCCGGCGGTTTTGGGGCCTTCGATTTGGCGATAATGGCCTGCGCTCTGGATTTCACGGCTGCCGCCGCCCGGATGCTTAGTTTCGTGAAGGCTTGTACGCCTTTCGCGATAATCATTCAGCTTCACTCCTTCCACGGGGCGCGGGAAGGCTCGCCGCTGTCCTCTTCGTCGTCTTCGATTTCGATGCTCGGCAGCAGGACTTCCTCGCCTCCGGTGAAAACGCTTAGTCCGCAGTATTCCGGGTTCGCGCACATGATTTCCGCCGCGTAAACCTCGTCTCCGTAGACTTCCCGGGCGATGCTGTCAAAGGTTTCGCCGCCCGAACAGTTGTATTGATATCCGCTCATTTCCATCAGGCGTACACCTCAATTCCGTTCATCAGGCTCATTTCGTCTATGGCGGTCTTTACGGCCTTCTTGACGACCTCCGCAAGCCTGGCTTTGTCCTTTTCCAGCGCTTCCGCCACGCCCTCCGCGTTCCCCGCGTTGATGGTGGGGCTGTAGCTCTGAATGTTGACGTTGATTTCCCCGGCGTTGGCGTTCAGCCCGCCCCGGCTCTGCAGCAGTTCGCCCCAGCTAAACCCGCTGGCCTTGGCCGCCGCCTGCAGTAGATCCGCCGTCCGCTGGCTGTGCTCTTCGGGAATAGCCCATTCCGGCCCGGCTTCACCGAAGATGCTTGCCGTGTCCGCCCGGCCGCCTTCCGCGAATCCAAACCAACTCTTGACGGTGTCCAGAACTCCTCCGCCGGAAGATTTTCCGCCGGAAGATCCGCCCGGTGCACTTCCGACTGTCTGGATGTATACGGTGTGCGTGCTGCTGGTATCTCCCGGGGGAGACCATCCCGCCGTCCCGTCTTCCAGGTCGATGGTGTGGGTGCTTTCCGTGTCTTCCTTCTCCCAGGCGTCTGCCTCTTCCGAATCGAGAAGTACCGTCACTTCCGGCGTTAGTTCGCCCAGCGCCATGATATTTTCTCCGGTGGTGGCAATGTCGGTTTCCGCCTGTTCCGTGTTCAGTTCCAGCGGAATAGGATCCTTCTCTTCCAGCGCGGTAATCTCTTGTTCGATGGTGGAAACTTTCTCTTCTGCCGCCGTCACGTCCGCGTCAAGCTGAATCTTCTCTTCGGATAGCTCCTGCGTTTTCTTCTTGTACGCTTCGTAGTCTTCATCGGAGATCCCGGCCTCCTGCCGCGCCCGGTTGCTGAAATAGTGTTCTTCCCAGTCCTGGCGGCTCCGGATGTTTTCTGCCATTTCCTGCTGCTGGCCTCGCAGGGTTTCAAGGTTCTGCTGGGCGGTATTCAGTTCGGCCATTTTGGCTTGAATGTCCGCTTGAATCGCCTCATGCTGAACCTGTGTGGCGTATCCTTCCGGCCCGTTTTCGTATTCGCTCCACTTGTACTCTTCCGGCACTTTCGCGATGCCCTGACTGATCAGATACGCGCCCAGCCAGTCAAGTGCCTGGTCGCTCAGTCCGACGCCGCCGTTTTGGTCGTATTCCCGGGCAAGGTCAGCCAGGTTGTAATCCTTCTTGAGCGCTTCTACATTGTCGTCCCACGCCTTGCGCTGTACGTCGGTCAGGGTGTTATAGTAGGCAAGCACCTCGTCGTCCGTCGCGCCCGCCCGGTACATATCGTCAATGTAGCCGATCATTCCCCGGGTGCCTTCGCGTTCCGGAGATTGTGAATCCCGCGGCCCATTGTTAATCTTCCCGCCGAAGGCTTCCCGCATATAGACCATGCTTTGCAGCCAGTCGGCCATTGCCAGATTGTCTTCTCCGCCGAGTTGACGATAGCGGTCAATCTTCTGCCGCATTTCGTTCGTCCCGCCGTAGAATTCAATCATCTGATCCATGCTTCGGGCCAGCAGTTGCCCGTCGCCCTGCATATCGGCTATGGCCTTCTCCGCCTGCGCGAAGGTAATCATGCCCTTTTGAGCCTGTTCCAGATAGCCCTGGGCCTCTGTGAACATCTTGCCCGTGTCGCTGGTGGACAGGGCGTAATCCCAGCCCCGCCGGAGCATATTGTCATAGTCCAGCTCCCACGACTGCCGTTTGAGTGCATAGGCTTCCTGTGTTCCCTTGATAAGATCGTTGATATTGACTTCTTCCGGGTTCACCAGTTCGCCCGTCACGGGGTGGATGAATTTCTGCCCGCTCTGTTTGGCCCAATCGTAGTAGGTCATGAGATTGGCCTGCATTTCGAGCATTTCTTCATCCATGCCCGCCAGCGCGGCATCCCTGGCGTTGTTGACTTCTTCGCTGAAGTCTTTCATGGTGTCCAGGCTTACCCGTTGGCTCTTGAGCAGGAGCTTGTTTTTCTCCACGTCGTTCGGGCTAAGTCCGTTCATCAGGGCGTTCATCTGGTCGATGATGCTCTGAATGTTCTTTAACTCGTCCTCGCTCAGTTCCCCGTCCTTGAAGGCGCTTGTCAGGGCTTCCCGTAGTTCCTTGCTCAAGCTCTCCGCCTTCGCCTTTGCTTCGCCCATGCCAAGCTCAATCAGGCTTACCACGCTCGCGAAGGCCGGGTTCTGGGCCAGTTCTTCCGGGCTTTGGGTCTCATTGCCCTGGCTGAAAATGATGCTTGCCAGTTCCAGCTTTTCGGCTTCGTCCACAACCAAGCCGTCCTTGACAGCTTGAATCATGTCTTCGCCGTATTGCTTAAATGTCGCCTTGTCCTCGTCCGTCAGCTTCGCCCCGGCAATCATTTTGCTGGTCAAGCCTTCGGAAAGCAGTTCTCCGGTCGCCTTATAATTGCTCTGAATTTCCTCGACTGCGCCGCTGAATTCCCGAAGATCCGCCAGCACCGTGCTAATCTCGCTGCTGCTGCTCTGCAGCGCGGTTCCGATGGTCTCCATGTCAAGGCTCATGGTGCCGAAGTTGTTTTCCAGAGCGAGCTGGTTAATCTCGTTCAAATAGCCAATCAGCGCCCCGGCGCCAACCGCCGCCAGTACAAACGCGGTGCCCCACGGCCCCAGCGCTGAAAACGCCTTCATGGCAAGCCCCGCCGTCATAAGGGTTGGCCCGAGTCCCGCAATGGTGGTCAAGGCTCCCACAAGTGCGGATAACGTAGTGCTGTCCATGCTGTTCAGCGTATCCACAAGCCCCCCGGCCCATTCGTATACGCTTTCCAGCGGGTCGGAAATCACTTCGCCAACCTTCCGGCTGAATTCTTCCCATTTGCTCAGGAAAAGCTCCTGGCTGCCCATCAGTCCGCTGGTCTGGATTCCGGCCACTTTCTCCGCGTATCCGTCGCTCCCGGTAATCTTTTCAAGCAGGCCGTCGTAGTTGTCCGCCGCCGCTTGCAGCAGGGCCAGTGCGCCCGTGATGGTTCTCGTCGGGAAGATGGTGGATAGCACCTTGTTCCGTTCTTCCTCGGTCATGCCCTTGGTGGCCGCGTATAGATCCTTGAAGGTGTTGAGGAAGGGTTTCAGCTTGCCCGTGCTGGTGTAGGCACTAAATCCGGCTTTGGTCAGCAGATCGTTGACCTCCGCCAGTGATTCCCCGTCCGCGCCCACGGCCTCGTTAATGTCGTCCGCCGTCAGTCCCAGGGCTTCCATGCTCTCCCGGGCCGTCTTGGTGGGGGCAATCAGGCGGATCATGCTGTTCCGCAGCAGAGTACCGGCCTGTGCTCCGACGGTGCCGGTGTCAGCCAGCACGGCCAGCATGGTCAGCAGTTCGCCCGTGCTGTTGCCGAATCGCGCCGTGGTGCCCATCCGCTCCATGGCTTCGCCCAGCTCGCTAACCGTCGTCGCGCTGCTATTGGCTGCCATCACCCATTCGTCCACAAATCGCCCGCTGTCCTCGAAGGCGATCCCCGTGCCGTTAATGGTCTTGATAAGCATATCAAGCCCGCTGGACAGGTCGGTGTTGCCCGCCTGCGCCAGTACCATTGCCCTCGGGATGCCTTCCAGCATTTCGTCGTATTCCCATCCGGCGTGCGCGGCTTCACTGATGGCCTTCGCAACGTCGTTGGTGTGGAAGATGGAGCTTGCCGCCCATTCCTGGGCCTTCTGTTGCAGTCCCGCATATGCGTTTTCCAGTTGGGTCGCGCTCTTGTAGTTGGCGCTCATGGCCCCCTTGGCTTCCAGCATATAGGTTTCGTAGTTCTTGTAGGTCTCGACGCTCTCTTTTTCCCATTCCCGAACGTGGCTGCCTACCATGTCCACGATATGGCCCAGGTTCATCATTTTGCTTGCAAGCGCGTCAAACCCCGATGTAGTTCGCCCGCCAATGACGACTTCGGCCTGTAGCTGTTTTCCGGCCATTTCGTGTTCACCCTCTCCGTTTTATTCCCTCAAAACCTCGCCTTATTCCATTTCGCAGAGAATTACGCCCTTTCCGTCCCGGAAAAGGAAGCAGTATACCTTGTCTCCCGCGCTGAATACCCTCTCGCTCAGAAGACTGGTAATGCCCTCCGCCTTGATGCCCGGCCGGTCGTAGCTTTCCAGACTGTAAATCCCGTTCTCCGCCTTCGTGATTTTCGCCCGCTCTATTTTCGCGCCCCACGCGTGGGCAGTCTCTTTCCCTTGCATTTTCGGCCCTCCTTATCGGATGGTCTCCACAACCCGCAGCATCTTGATCGTGCTGTTTTCGTTGTAAAGGTCGTGCTCCGCCTCGTCGATGATCCACGCCCCGGCCATCCCGGTGTTCCCGGTAATGTCCACCCGCATCATGGCGGTTAAGGCTGGGTCGAATTTGACGCCCATATTTAGCCGGTCTGTCTCCCGGTTATGGCAGAGCAGCAAGCCCCGCGCCCATCGTCCCGCCTGGGCCGCGTCCATGGCGGGAAGGTCTGCCCGGATTTCGGTATATCCTTCCTCCGCCCCGTCGTCCTTAGCCGTCGCCTCCGCCCAGGGGGTCTTGACGGTCAGGGCTTTATATTTTCTCCCGGGCTGGTGGATGTATCGGCATCCGTCCTGCTCCGGGCTGATTTCATAGCTTCGTATGGCGCTTTGTCCCTGCGCCCATTCAATGCCAATCCCGAGGAATCCCCGGTTATAGCTTTTCAGCGCGATCCCTTCCGCCGTGCAGATTCGTTCAAGAAAGCTCGCGCATCCTTCGTTCTCCCGTTCCGCGTATGGAATCAGGATTTCTCCCGCCGCCCCGTACAGGCTGTCGGTCATTCCGCACTCCACGGCGCAGCGGTGTATCAGGTTTTGCAGCGTGAAGTTCCGGAAACTGCCCCATGCCCGCCTTTGGGCCTTGCTGTTAAGGCTCGTCGCCACAATGCGGAATCGGTCGCCCTCCGGAACAATCGTGTTCACGAAAAGGATCCCCGTGTCGTATTTCTTGTGCGTAATTTCGATAGTGTCGTCAATCTGTGGTTCCCATCGGTGCCAGGAGGCGGCCCGGCGAAAGGTGATTTCCAGCGTGTCCGCTTTCCCGTGGCTTGCGTCCCGGTGGACGCATCCGCAGGGCAGTACGCTTCCCGTAATGTCCACGCCTTCATAGATGATCTCCATCCTCCGTTCCGCCTCCTTTCCCGTTTTTTAATTCTCCCTGGCGTCAGCCGCCCGCTTCGCGACGGCAATATAGGCTTCCCGCATCATTTGCAGTTGCCGCAGGGTTAATTTCATGTATTCCAGCGGGCTTGTCTTCGTGACGTAGCACAATTCCATTGTCATTTCGTAATACGAGCGTTCCCCGACTGGGAAGATGCTACGAAAAAAACCGTTGCCAGTTGCACCGCCTTCACCGCGTCCACGCTGCTCAGTCCGCGTCTCACATCGTCCGCGTCGCATCCTTCGGTTTCCTTGCCCGCGCTGGCGATAAAAAGCTCAAGCGCCTGCTCGTTGGTGATCCGGAAGGCATTTCCCCCGTTCCTCGCGCCCCTGTCCATGGCCTTCATCATTTCCGGCCCGCCCAGGTTCTCGAAGTCGTAGTGCAGTTCGGTCACTTCCTTGTCGTCCGCAAGGAATGGCTTGAACAGAATCAGCTTGCCCGCGCTCAGGGCCTTTACCGCTTCGTTGGGGTCAGTGATTTCCCCGGCCTTTTTCTTGCCCTTCTTGCCCTTCTCCGGGGCCGCTGGGGCTTCGGTCGCCCGGCCCTCTTCCTCGGTCATGATTTCTTCTCTGGTCTCTTCCATGGTTGGTTCCTCGCTTTCAATGTTTTTGATTATTTGTGATAGATTTTTATTGATTTTTATTGTTCTTTTCAGAAAAAACGCAGGGCAAATGCGAAAACGTTTTCGCATTTGCCCTGCAGTTCGTCAGTTCAGCATGGACTGAACCACGTTGGTCACGTCCTTGCCGTTGATCCGAATCGTCCCGGTCATCACGTCCACCAGAGTGGTAGTAACGCCATTGACGATCTTCTCATGCCGCAGCACGGCGTACTTGTCGCTGCTGCCCAGGGGGTTTCCCGCTTCCACGGTGCCGTCCTCGGTGCTCTTGTGTACGCACGTCTCGCGGTACTTGACGCTCTCATGCTCAATCTCGCCCTTGGCGACATTGTAGCGCTGGCGCACAAGCCGGAATTCGATGGTGTGCTTGCCGCTGTCGGCAAGCCGCTCGCAGTTGGTGCCGTTGTTGTGGTTGATGGTCAGCTCCATGGCGTTGACCTTGACGCTGTTGGGCATGGAGACCGTTCCGGCCATTCCCGCCGCGTCAATGTCCACCGTGGGATGCTCCACCGTGGGGATAACGACGCTCGTCACGTCCTCGACAACCCGGCCGTTGTCCACAAGCCGGTGATCCTCAACGTTGTTGTATACCTTCTTCGGCATGGTCTTTTCCTCCCTTCCGCATTAGTCGCCGGTCAGCGGCTCAAAGTACGTGGCGTATCCGTCGTCTACCCAATTCACCACAACGCTCAGGCTCTTGGCAATGGGCGTGGTGGTCACGTCGAAGTAGAACAGGAAGTCGCCGTTGTACATGTCGCTCTTGGCAATCTCGCTGGCGTCCAGCTTGGCTTCGCCGTAGGTCAGCGCCCGAATCTTCACCAGCGCGTCAAGCCGCGTCTGCTCTTCGGCGACGATGGCCTGAATGTCGTTGGCGGAAAGGGGCTTGTCCACGTCGAACGACCGCCGATCCTGGAAGTCGTTGGAGAGGTAGAACAGCATCATCATGGTCGTTTCGGACACATTGATGTTGTCCCCGTTCTCCTGATCATAGCTGGCCGCGTGCGCTCCCCAGATAGCCCAGCGCCCGCCGACGAAGGCCGCGCTGCAGATGCCGTTCTTGTTCAGCTTTTCGTTGATCATGCTGTCGTCGTACACGCGCCCGGCGTTCGCGCTTCCGAGCCACAGGTTTGCAACGATGCCCGCCGCCGTGTTGCTGGCGGTGTAGTAGGGGATACCGTCGTTTTCGGCGAGGATGCTCAGGAAGTTCGCCGCGCGGATCACGCTCAGGTGATAGTATTTCCCGTCGGTGCCAAGGGCCATCGGGAAGCTCGCCGTCTCGTTGTCCTTGTCATAGCCGTTCGCCTTCTTCCAGGTATAGGCCGTGTCCAGGGTGACGGCGGTGCCGTTGTCGGAAATCGGAATGTCCGTGAACATCCAGGCGTCCCAATGGGTGTTGATCTTCCGGCTGTTCTGGTACATGGCCGCGTGTACCGCCGGAATCTCGCTCCAACCGGGGGCCATCATGAAGGCGGGAATCACGCCGCACTCCTGATACACGTTCTTGATGGCGAAAATGCCGGTGTTCAGTCCGTTGCCGTCGGAAGCGCCAATCACGTCTTCGGCGGTGACGGCGGAAGGCGTAGCCAGATAATACTTGATCGTCAGAGC